TAGATACTAATAGATTTCTTTTTTTACACAGAGTCAACGGTAAACGTAACAACATGTGGGGGCTTGTAGGGGGTACTAACGAGGGCAAAGAAACACCTTGGGAAGGCCTACAAAGAGAAATTTCAGAAGAAATTGGTAGTATGCCTGATATTAGAAAGACATTGCCTCTAGAAAGTTTCATTAGCGCAGATAGCAAGTTTCACTTTCATACATACCTATGTGTAGTACAATCTGAATTTATTCCTATATTAAATGACGAGCATAACGGATATGCTTGGTGTAGTTTTACCAAATGGCCAAAACCGTTACATCACGGGTTGCGTAATACACTTCAAAGTAAAGTCAACTTATCTAAATTAGAAACTGTATTCCAAACTATAAATCTTCTTGACAAATAATACAAAAGAAAGTATAATAAAACTATGAAAGTATTAGTTTTTGGTGATGTAATAATCGACAAATATATCTATGGTACTTCAGAACGTATAAGTCCTGAAGCACCTGTACCTGTGGTCAAATATCAGCGCGAAGTTGAAACACTAGGCGGCGCGGGACTAGTATACGAAAATTTAAAAAGTTTAGGTGTAGATGTTACACTATTACAAACTGAACAACCGCGTAGTATCAAGACGCGAGTTATTTGTGACGGACATTATATCACACGAATAGATGACGACAAAGTTGCAGATGGTACTGCTGTGTTGAGCAATGTATTACGTAGTGATTTTTCAGAATATGATTATGTAATATTAAGTGACTACAACAAAGGCGTACTTGACGAATCTCTTAAAATTATTGAACACCTTAATAAATTTAATTGTAAAATTATTGTAGATCCTAAAGAGCATGCAAATCAGTATAAAGGCGCATGGTTAGTAAAACCTAACAATGTTGAATTTATTAAATTTGGATTTAATAATTGGCAAGGTAATATTATTACTACTAATGCTGGCGATAATGTAGTTGCTAATATAGACAATGTAGTATATGACATACCAGTTGATGCTGTAGAAGTAAACGATGTTACTGGTGCAGGAGATTGTTTCTTAGCTGCATTTGTATATGGACTTACAAAAGAATATGATTATGAAAAATGTTTACAACTAGCAGTAAAAGGTTCTACAGAAGCAGTTACGCATGTAGGTACGTATACACTTAATGTAAGCGATATAGAAGAAAATGTAGTATTTACTAATGGTGTCTTTGATATACTGCACACGGGTCATTTTAATTTACTAAAAGAAGCACGTAGTTTAGGCGACAAACTTATAGTTGGTCTTAACTCAGATGCAAGTGTAAAACGCCTAAAGGGCAACAATCGTCCAGTAAACAATATAGAAAAACGTGTTGAACAAATATCTATACTACCGTGGGTAGACGAAGTTCACGTTTTTGAACAAGATACTCCTTATGAGTTAATTAAACATATACAGCCCAACTTAATTGTAAAAGGCGGAGATTATACTGCTGAAACTGTTGTAGGACATGATTTAACTGATGTGCATATTATACCTACAGTAGACGGATACTCAACAACACAAATTATAGAGAATAGCAAATGAGAATATTAGTTACAGGACATAAAGGATTTATTGGTTCAAACATTGCATTATATTTGCAATCGCAAGGACACGAAGTAGAAGGATGGGAATGGGAGCCTGGTATTATTCCTAGTACAGAAGATTACGACTGGTGCATACATACTGGTGCAATTAGTTCAACTACATACACTGACGTTAATCAAATACTAGAACAAAACTTTGAGTTTACTGTAAGGCTTGCACAAGTATGTGAAAACTTTGGTACTAATTTACAATATGCATCTAGTGCAAGTGTGTACGGACCTACAGAGCATTTTACTGAAGACGGGCCATTGTTGCCGCAGTCACCTTACGCATGGTCAAAGTATTTGTTTGATAGATTCTTAGGACAGTTTCAAGACGAGTTTGAAATAATTATTCAAGGATTTAGATATTTCAATGTGTATGGCGAAGGCGAGAATCACAAAGGCGATCAAGCAAGTCCTTATACTAAATTTACAAAGCAAGCTAAAGAAGATGGTGTAATTACACTGTTCGAAGACAGTGACAAATATAAACGAGACTTTGTTTGCGTAGATGATATCTGCAAATTACACGAAAAAATGTTTGATGTAAAGCAATCAGGTATATTCAATGTTGGTACTAGCAACCCTGTAAGTTTTGAAACCGTAGCACAAACTATTGCTAACAAATACAATGCTGGCATAAATTATATACCGATGCCAGAAAATTTAAAGTCGCAATACCAAAGTTATACATGTGCTAATATAGATAAATTAAATTCTGTAATAGATATGAATTGGACAAATATAGAGGATTATATTAATGGAAAGTGAACCGACTAGACTAAATGGGGTTGTACCTAAAGGATGGGGCTACGAATTAATTTGGGCATCTAATGACAAATACTGTGGCAAGATTATGGTGTTTGAAAAGGAAGGTGCTAAATTTTCAATGCACTTTCATAGAGAAAAAGATGAAACTTGGTTTGTAAATACTGGTAAATTTATGGTGCGCTGGATCGATACTACTAATGCACAAATGCATGAAAAAGAATTAGTAGAAGGCGAAACATGGCATAATCCTCCATTACAACCGCATCAATTAGAATGCCTTGTTGCCGGTTCTAGTATAACTGAAGTGTCAACAGCAGACAGCGTAGAGGACAACTATAGAGTTTTTCCAGGGGATAGTCAAAATGACAGTCCCACAGCCTAAAGTACTTTGGAGTAGCGATGTTACTCAAATGGCGAAAAATTTTGATAAAAAGTGTGTAATCGGCTTAGATAGAGACGGTGTCCTTAACATTGATAGAGGCACTTACACTGTAGATCCAAAAGATTTTGAACCTATAGAAGGAAGTTTAGAAGCAGTTGCTAGGATTAGACAATTAGGACACAAGATTGTTATTATAACAAATCAAGGCGGCATAGAGCACGGGCTTTTTACAGAAGACGATGTTGATAAATTACACAACTATATGTTTGAACTCTTAGGTAAAGCAGGTTGTCCTAGTATTAATGCACTTTACTATAGCGCAAGCAGTGCAAAAAATGATATGTATGCTAAGCCTAACACAGGAATGTTTAAGCGTTGTGAAAAAGAACATTCTGATATAAAATTTTCTAAAGGGTACTATGTAGGAGACAAAATCTCTGATTTAAAAGTAGCGATGAAAATGAATTCTAAACCAATACTAGTACGTACAGGTTACGGTAAAGAAACAGAAGAATTAATAAACAAACGATTTACATACAAAAAGATTAAAAAGGCAACTAAGATTTTTGATGATCTTGCTGCCTTTGTAAACTGGTTAGAAGCACAGGATTAAGCTTGTGCTTCGCCCCATTTTAGAATAATATTACCAGAAACTTCTGTTCCAGAAATCTTATAAACATTAATAGCCAACACGTCAGGACCATTTGGATATGTTCCTCTACCGCCTAGTGGTGTATTGGTAAGTTCTTTCAACTGTGATAAATCTAGTGTAGAACGTTCACCTGGGTTAGCAATGAATGAGAACACAGTTTCACCTGGTTGGGCAAATGGTGGTTGTCCAAAGAGGAATGTAACATTATCACTTGTTGATAACGAATTTAAAGAAGTTTGGTTAAATGTAACTTCATAAAACTCAATTCCACCTAACGATTTTAGTTCTACACTCGATACCGCAGTTCCTGCTGGCCAATTAGTATCAGTTATAGCAACTGATGTACCTTCGGATGCACCACCTGCTTCCCAAGCTGCTTTAGTAAAAATTAATTTGTTTGTAAATCCAGTATATGATGACTGTTTAAAGAATATGCCAGGAGTACCAGTAAAGTTTGTGGCTTTTCGTGTTTTACCAGTAGTACTTCTAAAATCTATAAGAGTTTCATTTCCACTTGTTCTAATACTACTTACAAGGTATGTTCCTTCACTGCCGCCGCTGTATGCATTACCATTTGCTTCGTAAATTTCGGCACCAGTATACACTGCACCAACTCCATTATATACACTAGAAAGAATTTCAATCGGTGAGTTATTTTCACTATTGCCAAATAATAATGGAGTGTATGTTGAAGTTTGTATGTCTGCACTAATATTAACCGCAGTAGTAGTTTCGCTTGCGCCGCCATTCCAGTCAATAGCACCACCCGGAGCAATTTGTGCAAAACTGGGTTGGCCACCTTGTGCTGCGCCACTTAGATTTGACCACGATACTGATCCAGGATCTAACGGATAGTTTTGCGGATTAAGAACGCCTTGGACAACAATACCGCCTGTGCTTGTATCTGAAGTAATTTCAAGTCCTGATAGTAATAACTGCGCACGGTTTAGTAGTTCGCGTTCACCTAAGTCACCAGTTAGTGCATTACTAACACTAGGTGATAGACGAATCATAAAGGCTGTATTTTTAGTAGTACTGATCGAAACACCTGTCGCAGCATATGAGAAAATATAACCTCGATCGTCATCAAAACCACCGTCTGTAATAAACGCACTACCCCAGTGACTAATTAATGGCGTAATTGTTTGCGATATTAATACAACACCTGTTCTATCGTTATGAATAGCTGCTATACTTGCTGTGTATGATCTTGTGGCGCCTGCTTGGAAGTTAGTAAATGTTGCTCCTCTAGTTATTCCTGTTAGTGTGTCTGTAGTTTTATCATTACCAGTAAATGATATAATTTCGTTATCAATATAAACTGTACCATAGTCTGGGAAGAAACTACTGTCTA